GCTGGGTACCAACGGCGTTTTAGTGCAACAGCGCCGTGCTGTGCGGAACGCTCTAAATGTAGAGCATCCTTAGAGACAGGGTGACATTTCGGTACACCCGGACCTAGGGAGCTACAAATAGCAGCATCGGAAGTGCGTTGTGCCAGGCCTCTATCTTGATCTCCTATCTCGTAAGAGATACGGTCAAGAGCTTGGAGACTTTTCGTCAACGCCGCATATCCTAGCAGTTCATCAGTGCGATGAACAGCTTCTGGGACCCAAAGCTTAATTTCAAAGCGATGGAGATATCGATTCCATCTTTCGACGGATCGATATCCCAGATAGGATACCCGACCAAGGCCGCCGGATTCTAACGATACATAAGGAATATTCCCTATGATCCTTTCAAGTTTCGAAAACATGAAAGAGGAAGCACGCCAATACCCTTTAAGATAAAAGAGATTGGCGGTGGCTACCCATGAAATAATCCGGTCAGCTTGCCGTTTGTTCTCAGGACGCAATTTACGTAGATATGTAGGTGTTACCTCATATCCCCGGTAAGCGTCGACGCCACACGACTCTCGGAAGCTTCCGCTCACGAAAGTCTTATTGGCGTTTACCTTGCAATTGTACTTTCGCAGGTAATCGAGAACAATCATCGCATACGTGGTGGGGACGATAATATCGTCACCATACACGTAGACGTTACGGGATACCAGAAAGGCATTCCGTTGCGTCTCAGGGAGACCACTCTCCTTCAACAAGGCCATTACACATATTGTGTAAAAGTACATGGCTTCGATCGGAAAGCAGAGAGCACTGCCCATAGAGGCAAACTTCTTGAGCGGGGACACAAGTGTCCCATCAGGGAGTTCAGCTCTGGTAGACCTACATGCCACGATCGCGTCCCTTAAATCGGGATTAGACCGAAACATATCCATTGCTAGCGAAAGTGGAACACGATCACTTGCATCGGATAAGTCAATCGTTGCTAATTGACCCGAGGCCGAACTCGTTAAGGCCAGCTTTTGATTGATAGACTGATCAACAAAATTTATATGACCAGCAGTCAACCAATAGGACTCGAGACGACTGTAAAGTACGTCTCTTATCCCTTGTTGTGCATATTGCATACAACAAGGCTCAATGGCGATAACACGGGGACCCTTCAATGTTTTCGGAACAGTGACAACCCTAACGGGCTGTTCTAACTGTTCTGGTACGAACGTTACCTTTTCGAGCTCCTCATCGCCGGGATAAATACCCAAAGGGTATCCATTTCCGACTAGAGGGAAATAAGGCTCGAGACGCTCATGCCAATAAAGCCAAGAGAATTTCTGGTTTCCAGTAATTCCCTCAGCAGTCGTTCCAGGACCATGCTTAGGTCTGCATTCTCCGATGAGAATCGGAGATATGCAAGAATCCCACAGCAAAGAAGATACACGACGAAATTCGTCGAGATCCTCTGGTGGAACGGTGAATTCATCGAAGGATGACTCCAGCAATTTGTAGGTGTGAAGCGTTTTGGACACCCTCGCGGGTGTACAATCGACTTCGATTTTTTTGAAGCAAAGGCACACTTGCCTAATTGCCTCAACAATCGATGGCGAATCTTCATTCTCTTCATTTTGTATTCTCCCTGTCTTTTGATTGAACAGTTGACTGATCATCCCTTTAAGAAAAGAGGGGATCGATCCACATTTCCTAAAATTTAGGAAACGTGTTGAGTCAATACTGCCTGCTGCTAAACTTTTTTCAAAGTCAGCTGCAAACGCAGGAAGGGTAATCGTCAAAAACGAAAGCCCTTCATGTTCAACCCGTGCCCTGATGGTAATTAGGTCACGTAAATCAAAGACATCAGCGATGCACTTGCTAGATGCATCATAATAGATACATTCTAGCAACTTCAGATAGTCACTTGCGTTGCTTTTCATACCAGCATCCTTTCGGGAAGCACGGTATCAAGCCACGTTTGTTCACTACACTGCTCGCTGACAGCGATCAGCAAACTATCATATGGAGGAAACACTCATCACTCAAATAGACTTTCTGCACACGGCGGTTTGGAAACCGAGGTCGGGCTTTTAACCCGTACCATAAAACCTAGTTCGATTCTAGGGTGTGCAGCCATCTTTGCGTGTAAGTGCTATCATCAGACATCTGTTCGGGAAAAGAATCTTACGATTCCATGCCGAACAGTTTGCCGACTACTCCAGCCGTCACGATCCACGCATTATCAGCTGCCACAAGGTAGCCGATAGTTGTCGCATCGAAGCCCACAATGGGCCGATCGAGAACACGTTGATCATACAGCCACGCATAGTCATTTTCAGACGACAGCGGGTCTGTAGCAACGACACGTTGCCCTACTTTGATTAGAGTCCTTACTCGGTCTCCTTTCATTGTATGACTAACGGTCATTGTATAGTTGCCATCACTAGACGCGTAATCGGAACTAGTTCCGGTTGATTTAATACGCGCTAAAGTTTTGGCAGAACCATTGATGGTGATAGTTATGGGATCAGTGAACATAGTGGTTGACCTCTTAAAGTTAATTGAGTGGTTGACCCATGGAACTGGTGGGGGACTCCTCCCCGCAGAACACCAGTGTAAATCCCACGAGCAGATTATCCTAGTGGAATCCAACCCGTGAGGGCTTGGAAATGCCTAAGGCAGCTAGGATAGACAAGCGCCATGGACTTAAAGTAGCCCATGGCGAGCCAAACCCAAATGGACTATCTACGGCCCTTCTCAACTTTACATCAACATAGTTGATATATTGGAGAGAAACATCACCCCGTCGTACCGGTAACCGAATATCGGTTACTTGACGCTTTACGGTGTGATGCATAAGGTATAGATATTTGCACACGACTCCGTCTTCGACATAGGCAGTTAAAGCATCGATATTTCTACCGATGTTTAAAGCCCAGTCGGCGAGCCATGACCAAGGTGTTGCTCTCCAGATGTTCGAAGGATTGACCCGAACACCATACATCGTTGAATGACGATATAAGGTGTTTATCAAACTATTATAGTTTGGGTCGCTCATATCGAATTCAGGTTTATACCACTTGAACATTCCAGACGAAGTTACAAGACGAGTTTCCTCTTCTTGATAATTAAACGTCGGGACCTGTCCAGGCCGTAATTGAGTAACTTGATCCCAGTTATTACTTGGAAGTAAATTCCAAGTGTAATTTCCGGAATTTTGCTTACTAACCTGAACATCATCTAGAAGGACCCTCCTGACATGGAGCCACTTGTCATGACCTTGAGACATACGTCTCATATAGTCATCTACATGCAGATATGCATTGTAGAATTTATACAAGTCTCCAAGGAAAGGAGCCCAGCCAAACTGCTGGGTCAGATATTCGTCTGCAGCCTGTTTGGGCTGCATACGCCAACCGCCGTTTACGCCTGCCTTACCTGCAATAGACTCCCACTCTTTGTGGAACCGTCTAGCTTGGTCCATTAACATGGACGGCAGCTCTCGGGATTCCGAGAGAAACACGAAACCGTCGGCCATCTGAATTTTAGGCGAGGACTTAGCCCACGCCGTAGGTCCCCACTCGTTCGATATATCTGTAACAAGAAAGTTGGATCGCAGAAGCTTAGCCTGATCGGCATAACTGTAAGTTGTGCCATTCCAGCTAGGTGCTGCTAACGTGGCGGGTATATATCCACCAACGTAACGAGTCCACGTATAGCCCATACCAGTCAAACTGGTAAGACCATACGAAATGTATTCGCCAACTCCCTGTAAAACAGAATATCCAGAGACATCGGTTCTAATTTTCGTGAACGGACCGCCTTCCTTAAATTTCTTTGATTTGCCGCGAAGATGAGGAAAATCATCATCAACGCAGAGTTCATAGAATTTATAGGCAAACGGAAGAGCTGCAGTAATGGTTCCCTTTGGAAGGGAAGCGGGACCCTGGTTGTAAACCGGAGCACGCTCCCATTGCTCATTGTGCCACCCGTACAAAGTACCGGTGACAATGCGAAATTCTCCGTTCCACCAAAAGGTGGAACCGATTATTTCGCCAGCTCGCTCACGATACCGAAGTCCAGGAACATCGAGTGTCATGCAAACCTCCATTTGGTAAGTCAGATTCAGACAAAAATCTGAATATGCACAGCTATCTGACAGAAACTAGAGAAAAATTGAACTCTCACGAGCCCAATAAGAACCTCTAGTTGATTGCGACAAAGCATCGCTGCTCTGCCAAGGCCCC